CTGCCCACCTTGTAAAGCAAAAAGAAGAGTATGGTTTAGAAGACATTTGGCTACTGTCAAGTGACCGAGATTGGGACTTATTGATTCAAGACGGTGTAAGTAGATTTTCTTACGTTACTCGAAAAGAGGTTACTATAAGTAACTGGAGCGAGCACTACGGTGTTACACCTGAAGAGTATATCTCTTTTAAGTGTCTCACAGGAGATAAAGGTGATAATGTTCCTGGTATCAACGGTATTGGCCCGAAGAGAGCTGAACAGCTCATAAAAGAGTACGGCGATGCAATGACAATATACGATAACATACCATTAGACGGTAAATACAAGTACATACAAGAGCTGAATGCAAATGCTGAAGTATTACTAAAAAATTATGAGTTAATGGATTTAATAACATATTGCGATGACGCAATAGGCGCGGATAATATATCCGAAATACAAAGGAAGATGATTTAATGGATCAGTATCAAAGTTTTATACACAAGAGTAGATACGCACGCTGGCTAGAAGACGAAGGTCGTAGAGAGACCTGGGAAGAGACTTGTAGTCGCTACGTAAACTTCTTTAAAGAAAGAGAGCAGTTAGACAACGAAAGTGGTGAAGAGATTTATAATGCTATTCACGCTATGGAAGTTATGCCCTCTATGAGATGTATGATGACAGCAGGCGAAGCCCTCAAGCGTGATAACGTAGCAGGTTTTAACTGTAGTTACTTACATATTGACCATCCACGAGCTTTTGACGAGCTTATGTATGTGTTGATGTGTGGAACAGGTGTAGGCTTTAGTGTAGAGCGTAACTTTATTAACAAACTACCAGAAGTAGCCGAAACTTTCCACAAAACAAGCTCTACTATTGTAGTAAGTGATAGTAAGCTAGGATGGGCGAGTGCTTTCCGCGAGTTGATTGCCATGCTTTATGCAGGTAAACTACCCGAGTGGGACATGAGCCGAGTACGTCCAGCAGGTGCTAGATTGAAGACTTTTGGCGGTCGTGCTTCAGGTCCTGAGCCTTTAATTGACTTGTTTCAGTTTTGTACTAATGTATTTCAGAAATCAGCAGGACGTAAGCTGACAAGTATTGAGTGCCATGATGTATGCTGTAAGATTGCAGATATTGTAGTAGTAGGTGGTGTACGCCGTTCTGCTCTTATCAGTCTCTCTAATCTTTCTGATCAACGCATGTCCAAAGCTAAATCAGGACAGTGGTGGGTTGACCAAGGTCAGCGTCGTCTAGCAAACAACTCTGTAGCATATACCGAGAAGCCAGACTTTGAAGCGTACCTCAATGAGATGAAAAACCTGTACGAATCTAAAGCAGGCGAGCGTGGTTTGTTCAGCCGTGTAGCTGCTCAGAAAATTGCAGCTCGTAATGGCCGTAGAGATGCTACACATGATTTTGGTACTAACCCTTGCTCTGAGATTATTCTCCGTAGTAATGAGTTTTGTAACTTGTCAGAAGTAGTAGTACGAGCAGACGACACACTAGAAACTCTGCTAGAAAAAGTTCGTAAAGCAACCATTATTGGTACTTTGCAGTCTACTCTGACAGACTTTAGGTATCTGCGGGTGCGCTGGAAGCGTAACACTGAAGAAGAAGCATTGCTTGGCGTAAGTTTAACAGGAATTATGGATCACGAAGTACTTGGCGATCCAGATAATGCCCAACTAGCAGCATGGTTGGAGGAGATGAGAGATGTTAGTATTGCAACAAATAAAGAATGGGCTGAAAAGCTTGGTGTTAACCAGTCTGCAGCTATTACTTGTGTTAAGCCGAGCGGTACTGTTTCTCAGCTTGTTGACTCTGCTTCCGGTATACATCCTCGCTTCTCTAAGCATTACATTCGCCGAGTACGTTCAGACAAAAAAGACCCACTTGCACTCTATATGGAGCAAGCAGGATTCCCAGTAGAAAATGATGTTATGTCGCCTTCTTCTGTAGTATTCAGCTTCCCGGTTAAAGCGCCAGAGTCTAGTACATGTGTAAAAGAAGTAGGAGCTATGGAACAGTTAGCTCTTTGGAAAGCGTATCAGAACCACTGGTGTGAGCATAAGCCAAGTGTAACTGTATACTATACAGACAGTGAGTACTTGCAAGTAGCTCAGTGGATTTGGGATAATTTTGATCTATGTTCTGGAATTAGTTTACTTCCAACAAGCGATCACGTTTATCAGCAAGCTCCATATGAGGATATTACTGCGGAGAAGTACGAAGAATTGTTGGCAGCAATGCCACAAAATGTAAATTGGGAAGATTTAGCCCAGTTTGAAAAAGAAGATAACACAACCGGATCACAAGAGCTTGCCTGCGTTGGCGGCGGCTGTGACATACTATAATAAAGGATATTATAATGACTGAAGTAACTGAAAATGAAGTACAAACCATCTCTTTGAACGATAAAGAATACAAGTTAGACGAAATTTCTGACAAAGCCAAGTACTTAGTATCACAAGTACAAGACCTACAAGCTCAAGGCAATCAAACTCGTGCACGCCTTGATCAAATTCAAGTAGGTATTACAGGCTTCACAAACTTGCTGCAGGAGGAGTTGGAGAACCCAGCTCCTGTTGAAGGTGAGTTAGTTGACAAAGTAGTAAATTAAAGAGTAGTAAAACTAAAAAAGGGACTTTGCAGTCCCTTTTTTATCGCCTTTAAGAAATAACGCCACAAGCAATTTTATGTTCTACACCACTTCCCACTTCACCGATACGAACTAGAGTAGCTTCTGCATCGTAAGCACCTTCGGCATCAAAGCATACATTCACAGACCGCTCATGTACGCATCCTGAGTCTGAGCAAGTAAATTTAACTTGTACATCTTTACAATCAGTTGTACTAGTAACTGTCTCGCCTTCGTTATCGGGGTCAGGCATTTCAGTAGTACGTGTACCTGTGTATTCTTCTAGTAATTCATATGTTACCGCCATTTTATTCTCCTTCAGCTTCAACTACGGGTGCCCAGGGCATAGTAGCTTCTGTGATTGGGCTGATTTGCTCGTCGATTTGCTTCTGAATCTGAGCGTTTACATGCTCTTCGTAGCCATCAATAACAATTCCTTTAACCCATCCAAGTACGATTTCTTCTGTTAAAGTATCAAACAATTGAAAATCTGCTTCGCTAAGATTAGCTGCGGAGAAGGGAGTAGCTCCGGAGAAGCTGCCTTCATTGCCACTTTCATCTGTGCCTGTTTTCTTCCAGTACGTTTGACATACTGCATTCGGTAATACAATTCCATCACCGTTTGTTTCATTCTTTGTTTTAAGGGATGTAATCTCCCAAGTATAAGTTACTGCCATTTTTAGTTCTCCTTCTGAGAAATATGGGGATAAATCCCCGTGATTAAGTACTTTTTAGTACTTTACTGCTTTATGTGGATAATTAACCAATCCATCTGTATTAGGTTCGTAATCAACAGGAAATTCTGGTAGATTAACATAAGGAGGCTTTGCCTTAACAGCTTTGCCTTCAGAAACAATTCTATCATATTCAGCACTAAGTTTATCCATCCAGTCTATAGTACCCCAATCTTCGTCTCTCCTGTTGGCATAACAAACTATGCCGTCTAGACGCTGATCGTAAACATAAGTAGGATAGATTTCATGCAAATGTCGCAAATCAATATTACCTTGGCTCCAAGCGTACTTGAGATTATTGTACTGCATTGTATCTTCGCCTACTATTAAATTCGGATCAAACGTAAACTCTACCGCCGCCGCCTTCTTAGAGTAAAAGGTCAGCCTTAAATGATGCTCCCAGTTATCAATATATTCATAAGCAAATGAATATACTTTAGTATGGGCTTCATTTAGTCTTCTTGAGTATTCATCAAATACTGGAATATATGTACCCGCTAATGTATTCTGCCACCATTTATGAGTGTGCATAAATGTTCTATATGCAAAAGCAGGAATATGTACAGGGTTCATTTTATTTGGGGCACCTCTCCAATCTTCTTGTGCGAGAAGACCGATTTGATATTCTAAAGCAATTACATCTGGTGGTGACTCGCTCTGTGCAATCTCATTGTAGAGCCATATACCATGTGGGGTAATAAAGTCATCGCCATCAACTAGTACCATATAGTCATTATCTGACTCCCGAAAAAGTGCCATCACAGAGTTTTTCCCTGTAGAAGGCGTACCGTCGCTTGGAGTGATATAGTACTCAAGGCCTTCTGCGATACACCAAGCTTCGGCATCTATTAAGTATTGAGTATTAATCTCGCCTATTGCACCACCTTCATCTGTCCAAGAATTTAATACTATAACTAAGTCTTCTTTTGGTATATAGTCTAAATGTCTTTTAGTGCCATGCATATTTCTACAACAAAGCACATAATATTTTAGTTTCGCCATATCAATTATCCTAGAGGTGCGATTGGCCAAATAACGCTATTTGGATAACCTTCTTGCTCAGTTATATCCCGTAAAGCCTGTCGATAATCAGTCAAAGCGGTTGACATATTTCTATCACTTAGTGCGGCTACATCAGTAGATTTTAGTAAAAGTTCTCGCTTTGCTAGAATCTGTACTACTTTCTCGGCTTCAGTGAGCTCAACTACTGTCAAAACTCTAGTTCTTGTAGTCTCTGTTTCTTCCCAGTTTTCCTCCAACTTTTCAAACGTTGGGTTATATACTGGTATATCTCCCATTATTAATTCTCGTACGGCTCCAGTCCAGCTGGAGGGAGTAAAAGGTGTGGAAGCAGCATCTCTGTTGTAAAATGCATAAGCTTCAGTTTGAGCATGTTCAACAAGGGCTGTAATAATTTCATCAGTAATTTCATTTTTATAGTACCGACGAGTAATATAATCGGTACGCCCTTCTTCTGTAAATTTAATCACAACCATTTCTTCAGTTGTATCAATGTGTAATATTTCGTATTTTGTGTACATATTTTTTTTCCTGTAATTTAGTATATAACTTTAAAAGATATATAGCCGTTGGGGTTTCCATTGACGAATGCAAGATACGCTTTACTGACATCGTCGGCACCAGACATGCTGGTAGTTACCCAAGTAAAAGCGTATGCGGGTAAACTAGTTGTTGAGCCGGGAATTTGAGTAAAATAATCAGCGTTTGCCCGAGTTAGAGTTACTTCAAAGTTGGTAAAAGATGTGCCTTCTTGTCCAGCCGGCACAGCATCTCCGTACCGCCAAAAGACATTATTAAAGCGCATTCGAATCTCAGAAAAACCTGCAGTTGTCGAAGTACTTCCCGCGCCTCTTTTAGTAAGTGAAATATAACGTTGTACCAAAGTAGAAGAAGACTGGTCTGCTGCATATAATCCCTGAACGGCCTGGCCCGTAGAGAGGTTTAGATTTTTGCTAACAGAGCCAAAGGCATCTAAAACTGCGGTACTTTCTGTGCCTATCGTAAACCCCGACCCTTTATACTCGGCCCATCCTGCACGACCATAAGCCCCGCCATAACCATCATTAGAAGAAGCAATAGTTATTTCAGCAGTTCTATTATCAGAGGAATAAAAGTTATTAAATGCAATAGTACCTGACCTAGGTACTGGTAAGTAAGGATCGCAACCGTAGTACGAATTAAGATTATATCCAAGTCCGAATTCAGCATTAAACGCAGCAAACGCAAGCGATCCTGAAGATGTTATAGCCATGGCTATTGCTCCTTATTACTATTTCCTATATTATACTTAGGACATAATTGCCATTCAGTTTTTTCTTTAAACGGAATAACTTTAATCTGTCTCAATGGCGCTATATCTTTAGCACAATCA